AGAAACCATCGACTTCATGACCGCGCACTGGGCGCACCTGCCGTATGACTTCCTCGGCCGCGTCTCCAACCGCATCATCAACGAAGTGGACGGCATCTCCCGCGTGGTGTACGACATCAGCGGCAAGCCGCCGGCGACGATTGAGTGGGAATGATGAACAGCTAATTACTGACTATCAGTGATTATTTAAAAACCCCCGTTGCGGCTTGGCTGTTCGGGGGTTTTCTCTTTCTGACTATCAATTACTATTCGTGAAAGCATTCAATTTTTGACGGTACCTTTGACGGTATATCCATTTTCGCTGTACTCTCGGCCTAATCCGTTCACCACCTTTTTGGTCATTTTTGACGGTATCAAGCACAGCAGAGAGAAGCGGTCATGCTCACAGATACGAAACTGAAAAACCTGAAGCCAAGAGAGAAGCTCTATAAAGTTACCGATCGTGATGGCCTCTACGTCGCCGTGCAACCAAGCGGCTCCGTCTCCTTCCGATATGACTATCGAATTAATGGCCGGCGCGAGACGCTGACGATCGGCCGATATGGTGCTGACGGTATCACATTGGCTGAAGCGCGCGACGAACTCAATACCGCCAAAAAGATGGTGGATGCAGGCCAGTCGCCGGCTGCAGCAAAGCGCGACGGTATCATGCAAATTAAGGGGGCGGAAAATTTCTCAGACTATACCGTCGCCTATATGAAACACGTCCGCCTTGCAGATAGCACTCGGGCGATGAAACAGGCAGTGATCGACAGAGACATCCTGCCAACGCTGGGGAAAAAACTTCTGCATGAAATCACTACGCCAATGCTCCGCACACTGTGCGATAAGATAGTCGACCGCGGTGCCAGGGCGACGGCGATCCAGGTACGGGAAATTGTCAGTGCTGTTTTCACCCATGCTATTGACCGTGGCCACGCATTGCCAAACCCAGCGGCAAATATCAAAGCCTCGAGCATTGCCACATTTGAAGAGCGCGATCGCGCACTGGAGCCTTATGAGATAGGGTTGTTCTTCAACGCCCTAAACTCTACCGGCGCCGCATCTTCATTAAAGCTGGCTTTGAAGCTGATACTGATCACGATGGTGCGCAAGGGGGAGCTGACAGATGCAACTTGGAAGGAAGTCGACTTTTCTTCAGCGCGCTGGACGATACCAGCAGAGCGGATGAAGGCGGGGCGTCCGCATGTTGTTTATCTTTCCCAGCAGGCGATTGACATCATGGTTGCTCTCCAAGTGGCTGCGTGTGGTTCCGATTACATCCTGCCGGCCAGATATAACCCAAGAAAATCTATGTCCAACTCAGCCCTTAACCGGGTGATCAATACGACCAACGAAAAAATCAGGGAATCAGGAAAAGAAATAGCGCACTTCACAGTTCACGATCTGCGCAGAACTGCCAGCACGCTGTTGCATGAAGAGGGGTTTAATACGGATTGGATTGAGAAGTGTTTGGCCCATGAGCAGCGCGGCGTGCGCGCGGTATACAACAAAGCAGAGTATGCCGAACAGCGCCGGGATATGCTGCAGCAATGGGCCAATATGGTGGATGAGTGGATTGAATCGGAGCGGGTAAAGTAGAAATCAATTTTGTCGCGCGCTGACTGATGCCAGGCACTGATCGAACATGGATATTTTTGGGCTTTGTGCGAACCGGCGCTTTCCGCCGGAATACGCGTAAGTGCATGGTTGATTGCCGTGTAGCTTCCGCTCGATAAGCTGGTGGTCAACCAACGTAGCCAGCGCGCGGCTAAGGGCATGTGACGAGATTGGCTTATGCTCCATTTCGTACAGTTCCTTTATCTTTGCATAGCCGATGTTCTCGTTGTCTTTCACGATCTGCATAACATCATCACGGTTGTGTTTCATGATGCGATCCTCACTGCTGCTGGTATGGTAAAACCGCCGGGGAGCAGCTCGACGTCATTCCGAGGGCATTCGTTACCCCAATGGTGCCAGCCTGGCGCGTCACCTCTGCTGAAAAGTTCAATTCGTGACACGTCACCATATAACCGCTCGAGACGATGCCGCGCCTCCCATGGTTTTGCACTGTGCTGAGTGATAGGCGCGTAGATCACCTGTTTCACAGATGCATCCTGTCGTTCAAGTCCGGCGCCGCGAACAGCAACGAGCATTGATTCTTGGTTGCCGCGGCTGTAATTCCCGGGGTTCATCCTAGTTACGCCGTTTAGCAGATCGAGAAAGTCGTAAAAGTCGACCAGGCCATCTTCGATGGCGGCGTTGACGGTACGCTCTGCCATTTCGTTGAACTTCACCCAGGTAAATAGGAACATCTGCCGCACGTCAAATCCCCAAGCTGCTGCAAGCTCCTTGGCCTGGTCGGCATGCGTACCGGTATACCACATTGCCAATACGCTGTTTTCTGCTGCGATTGACCAGACTGGAAGTCGCTTCAAGTCCTGCAGCGTCATAGTGCTGTAGTGTTTGCCGGCGGCGCCGTTGCTGATCTTGTTGCCGTACTGCCATGGCGGATCTGCGTAGATAAGTTGATAGCTCATACCCTACCCCCTTTGATTGATAGGCCGATAGAGCTGAGGGATTCAGCAATCTCATGCTCTGCGTAAACTGGGTAACGGTCCGAACCATCACAGCATTTGTCTTTCTCGCTTCGTGACACTTCGACATCATCCCAATAATCATCAGGCGCATATCCAGCCTGAATCCAGATTAAGTGGGCGTGTGGCTTTGGAAGCTCAACCACGATGCTTGCTCGGCTGGCCTGCCATGCCTTCCACATCAAACGAACAACAGCCTCATTGGATGTGCTGATGTGCATAACCATTTCTTTGTTAAACCACTCTTCAAACTCTTCGCGTAGCTTATCCACTGATTACCTCCGCCATCCTAACGACCAGCACAGTCAGGCCGATCGACAGAAACCAAAACACGAACAGGCCAGCAAGCATATAGGCCCACACATTACGCATCATGTGACGTTTGATATTCATGCTGCGCGCTCCTGTACTGGCCGTTGCTTGCGCTGGCGGACATCGGGGGAATAATCCGGTGTGCGGCCGGTGTTCTCGGCCTGTTGCTTATCGAGCCACGCTTCTACTTCGTCCTTGTTCCAGGCCACGGTGCGGTTGGTCAGTGCAAAGCGCTGCGGGAACTCTCCTGCTTTTTCCAGTTTGGTTATCTGCGACTCCGACATGGGAACCATCGCCAGGAGTTGGGTTTTTCGAATTGCTGCTTTCATTGTTTCTCCTTTGGCGGGGCCGTAGCCCCGCGGCGGTAATTTATTGGTATTCGGCGCGCATACCGTTCATGGTCATGACGAATCCTGCGTAAATGTCTTCACCTAGGCTTGGAGCAAGTTCCGCTATTTCTGCCTCTGCTTTTGCAAAGAGCGCCTTTGCATCTGCGTGGCTTGGGTCAAGGCTGTTGAGAATTGCCTCTACCTGTTGACGTGCATCTTCCTGAACCTCTGTGAGGCTGATATTTTGTTCATCATCGACAACCGAGTATTCGCCGGTGATGACGGAAGAGTTATCCTGACTAACCCCGGCCTCTGCCTTCTCATCGATAACCACTGCTCGTTGCATCTCGATAGATACCGGCAGATATTTGAACAGGCGGCGGATAACGGTTTTCTTCGCCATCTCATCGAAGTGATCCACCCAAGGCCCATTACCGCCAGCCTTGCTTGTTGCGCGAACCTTTTCGACGTCAGCTCTGCTCATCACCTCAAACTGAATTCCTCCATCTCGCAGACGGGCAACCGAGTAAACGTGTGTAAGTTCCCCGCGGTCGCCGCTTTCGCACGGTACGTGCTCCAATGTTTCCTGAAGGCCGTATGCATAGCTAAATTTGTCGTTAGCATGAACGGTGCGGGCGGAAATACTGAGGATCTGGCCAGAGCGGCGAGCTAAATCAATCATCCCTCTGTATCCGATAATCAGTTGCGCTTCAGTGGAAACAGTTTCCCAGCGCCCATTTATTTTCTGACGTTTATCGAACGGTAATAGGTATGCGTGGCCAAGTGCGCCACCTGGCTCAAGCCCTAGCTGAGCACACTGCATAATGGCACCAAGAAAGCTTGCTTGGTCACAGTTTCCAAGTTTTGGCACCTTGCGGATTTCCGTGGTAGCAATGCGAGCCAAACGGTCTGCTGTCATGTGCTTTGGAAGCGCAAGCGCCATCTGGGCTTTAATTTTCGGATCTGCCAGCAATCCGGCTAAAGTTGTTGGTTTTTCTGAATGAGCCTGTACTGCGGTCTTGCCAGTGGCAGCCGCTTTAAGTGCGTTTGTTGACATGATTTATCCTTACTTCAGGCGGAACACGCGTGAGATAGAAGCCTGTTTGAACTTGTTGAATAACTTGGGGTGAGATGTGGAAAATGCCTTTTGGTTAAACCGCATGCTGCTCTGGCTTTTCCAACTTGCTATTTCTTTCTGGTCAATGGTCAGGATTGCGTGATCCTGCATGTAAAGTTTTATTCTTTCTTCGGTTATCGCTATTTCCTGCTCTAACTCCTTGTACTTTCCTTTCATCTCGCGGAGGTCGTTATATAATCCGATAACTTTTCCGTCTGCTTCAATGCGGGTTCCTGCGTCCTTTTCGAACATCATCATGATGTCGCTTACTGCAGTGGCCGGCGGCGGGTTTAGTTGCGAGACGCGGTCCCAGAATTCAACCTCTCTCTGTAGGATTGCCTCGATTGTTTCCTCATCCCTTTCTACGCGGTAAATCCTGAAGTCATCACCACCGATTAGAACACCGAAAGTGCAAACACTTTTCCCTGTCACCATCATCCCGTGCATGGCCTGTGCCGTGTAGTGAACCGGGATCGCATCAGTCTGAACCTCTCCCCATTCTTTTGCCTTGAAGGGGCTGACTGTCTTTATTTCCCCGTTCTCAACTTGGCCAGTTACAGGGTCGAAGTATTCAAAGTCGATCTCTGCAGCAATGAAATTGTAATCTCTGTGAATATACCGGTTGCCGCGTGAGACTATTTCAAACCCAGTTTCTTCAGCCAGCAGGTCAATAACGTAAGGCTCCATGCGTTGGCCACGGGTGAAAACCTTTTGCTTATTTGGGTCGATTGTCTTGATGCGCGGCTGCACCTTATCCAAATAAACCTCGAGCGGGGTGCGCCAAGGGCTAATGCCAAGGATTGCGGCGACATCACTGCCGCCGAGGTATTTGGTACGGTCCATGTTTCCAGCATTCTGTAACATTATGCCACCTCGTCGAACTGGTGGCGCCGGCGGTAGATCTCCAATGCGCGCTGGCGTTTCACTAGCGCCGTTAGGCAGTCCCAGATCGCATCGCCTGCCAGATCTTGGTACTCGGTTGAGTTGGTTCCGAGGCTCAACACTTCCTCTTCAGTATCAGCAGGCAGGTACTGTTTTAGGAATTTGGTGAATGCATGTAGGGAGACATTCTTATCCAACGCCTTTACCTCTGCATAAACTGCTTCGTTGTCCTGCTCCGTGAAGCCGGCAACGATCTTTTCAATATCGATAGCCTGTTGTGCGTTCATAGTTACGCTCCGATCCGGTTGGCGGTATCGATCGCTAACCGTGTTGTAAATGCCCAGTGCAGGGCTTCATTGAAATCTGCAAACCGCCAACTGACACAGCCGCAGACGGTCACGCAGAAAATCCCGTTGATGGTTTGAGAAATCATTATTAATCCCGTCAATTACCCATTGGGTAATTATTAGTGGCGTGAAAGCACCTAACCATGTTCTGCTCGGTATTCTTCTAAAATACAGAGCACATCAAGTTGAGTACCGGCTGGAAGGATGTAGGCGGTTTGGCCATCGATTTCACGGACTTCAGCCTGCGCCAATATCGCGACTACCTTGCGGGACTTTGGCGCGCTGAATTTTGGAGCGATAAAGGATTTTGTGACCTTTTTCTTGCCCGCGGCTTTGGCCTTTTCTACGTCGCCAGCCAGCACCTTTCCTGCTTGCTCGCCATGCTCTTTTACGCGCTCAACAGCAGCATCGACGGCAACGGTGCCATCTTTGACCAGCGTTTGAACATCGTGATTTGCCTGGGTTAGAGCAAGCAACTTATCTACCGTGGCTCGGCTCTTGCCGACCAATGCGGCGATCTCATCTGCTGACAGGTTGAATCCTGCTAGCTCTTTTACCACCTGAGATTGCTCGTATGGGGTAAGCGCCAGCTGGCTATTGCTGTTCATGATGCGCGCTATGCGCTCCACGTCGCTACCAGTGAAAGGCAGAATGGCTATCCACTCAACTGGCTTTCCCGCGTCACGGCAGCGTAAATATGCGCGGTGCCGGCGGTGTCCCTCAACAATCCAAACGCCGCCTTCATCGCGTGGGCGGACTTCAAGGGGAGGAACCGGCTTCCCTGATGACAAGTGATTAAACAGGTCATCATCAGCGGCCTGTGTGCGCTCATCGTCTACGCGCTTGTTGAAACCTTCCTGGACGTGAATATCATCCAGCTTTATGAACATTCCGGAGTCAGTACGCTTCAGCGTTCCGTTGTTCTTCATCTGTTTAAAAGAGTTTGCCATTAATTGCCTCTCTCTGTTTAACCTCAGCACACTGAGGTTTTATAGATATGGGGTGATCACCGCATCATTGCGGTGCCTCAATTCCTGCCTGATTGTTAAAGAGCGTAATTACCAGATTGGTAACTTCTTAGGGTAATAATCGACCGTAAAAGGATTGTTGTCAATAGTCAGTAATAGAAAAAATTACCAAATAGGTAACTATTGATGGCGTGAGAAACCGCCGCATGGCGGTAACTTGTTGTCATGAAATGGGATTATCTTGTTAGATTCGCGCCTGCTGCATTACGAACTCAATGAACGATTCGATCTTGGCCTTATCTTCGGCCGGCAATTGCGCGTATTGTGATCGATCATAGTTAATCAGGGTAGGATCTTTCGGCTTTAGCAGCAGCTCATAGCCGCGGCGCCCGAATGCACCGGCGATCGCTTCCAGGCTGTTGATGGTGATATTGCCTTCACGGCTCAGCACCCGGTTAACTGTGGACTGGCCAACGCCGGCAGCGGCGCCAACTTTTGCCTGGCTGGATAAGTCGCGGTTGTTGCTCATCCACAATTCCAGATTGCTCGCGACTATGGCGCCGACTTCGGTTTCCTCTTGCACCGCTTCGGCGCCGGCGGCCATAGCCATCATGTGATCGCGGTCCAACCAAAACTTAGGCTTATTTGCTGCAATCTCGAGCTTGCGCGCCACAGAGTCACCGATTGTCTTGTGGTTCTTGTCTGTCGCCGGCTTCAACCAACGGCTGATCACGTTGGCATTAATCTCCAGCCGTTCCGCCAGGCGTACTTGTCGGCCATCGAAATCACGGTTGATGATGTCGCGAAGGTTCTCGCGGCGGATGTCGTTAATGCTTTTCATAGTGGTTTCACAGTCCCTTGAATAGGTTGTTGCCTGTATTTAAAACAAAATTACCTAAATGGTAAACGAACCGGAAAGGTAACAAACTTGCGAATTGGCACCATTTAGGTAATTATCTGCACGATCAAACATTGAAAAGAGGCAGGATATGGAGCCGTTTAACTTCAAACAATTCTGGCTGGGGATGAGCAAAGATGAGCGTGATGCGTTTGCAGAAGAAGCCGGAACCACCGCGCTCTACATCATGACACATACGCAGAGGAAGACGCGTATGCCGAAGAAAAAGTTCATTGATCAGCTGTTTAAAGCGTGCAAGAAAAGAAAGCCGGATTTGACAAAGCAGGAGCTGGTGCTGTTCTTCTACTGATTGACAACACCATATCAAGGGTCGCTAACGCGGCCCTTTTTTATTGCCCCACGGTTGTAGGTAATAAAAATCTATTTATGGTTGATCTATTTTTGCTTTGCATGCATTCTTACATCACTGACGACAGTAAAAGAGGCCTATGAATGAAAATTGTTACCCGGGCCGAGGCCATAAATCTCGGTCAACTCCGGTTTTATACCGGCAAGCCTTGCCGTAATGGTCACTACTCTGAGCGCTTTACGAGTAACGGCGTTTGTGTGGAATGTTCCGCGCAACACTCATCCGCTTACCGCAAGCACATCAAGAAACTGATCCACGACGCCAGGGCAAAAGTAGCGGAGGTGAGCTGATGGCCGGCGACTGGATAAAAATGCGTTCTGACCTTCACACGCATCCGAAAATTGTCCGCATGGCGTCCGCATTGAAAGCGGACAGACTTCGGATTGTTGGCGGACTACATTCCGCATGGTGTCTTTTTGATGTCCATTCTGTTGACGGATTCCTTGACGGTTACAGTCCTGAAACGCTCGACGACATGATCGGATTTCCTGGATTTTCTCGCGCAATGATGGCTGTTGGCTGGCTGGAAGTTGACGGCGAAAACCTCGTAATGCCCAGATTTGACGAGCATAACGGGCAGTCTGCCAAGCGTCGCGCGCAGGATGCAGCGAGGAAAAGAAGCGTCCGCAAAATGTCCGCATCGCAAGCGGACAAAATGACGACCAGAGAAGAGAAGAGAAGAGAAGATCTAAAAGATAAACCCCTCTCTAACGCGCGAGAGAAAAATTTGCCTGCTGATCCACCACAGGAGCAACAACCACCTTTCCCGTTAAACGGGAATCAATTCGGCAAATTCACCATGCATAACGGATGGCAACCCGGCGCCGACTTCCAGCGAATGGCCGCCACCTGGGGGATGAAGATCTCCGAGCCAGTTACGCCGGAAGAATTGCAGGAATTCATTGGCTATTGGGAGCCTGAAGGTAAGGCGTTCCATCAAGCACAGTGGGAACAGAAACTTGCACGCAGCGTGCTCATGAGCCGCGCCCGTAAAACTACAGGAGTAAAAAACCATGAAACAGGTAAGCGACCTGATGGGACAACTGGACATTGGCGCGGGAATGCCGCCGAAGGGGTATACGCCGCACTCACAGAACAGTTGCGATCAGACGGACTTAGCGAAAGCCAGATACGCAAAATTTTGGATGAGGATGATGGAGATCTATTCGGATCGGTGGACGGCGAAGAACGGCAGGGCACCGTCGTTACTTTGGAAGCAGGCGATTACAGCGCTCACTGATCAGCAGATCCAACAGGCGATAGCCGCATGTGTGCAGCGTTGCTGGGACGGAAACAGCTATGCGCCTGACCTGGCCGACTTCATGGCGATAGTGAGCCAAGTGTCTGCCAACGCGTTTGGTCTTACGGCTGAAGACGTCATGGATGAATTCAGGAAATACAACCGGGATAAATACCGTCACAGTTGCGCCGAAACGTACCCATGGCGCCACGATGTGTTGTATTGGATTGTTTGTGACCTGAGAAGGGAAATGATCCAGAAGGATTTAAACGATGTTGAGCTTGAGAAGCGCGCCGGGAAGCATCTAAAGCGGTGGGCTGAAAAGGTCAAAGCAGGGGAAACAATCCCGAAACCAGTGCCTTTGCTGTCGGAAAAAGCTTCTGAGATTAAGCGCGGCGCACCTGGTGCCGGCCATTCAGCAGCAATGGAAATGCTGGCAAGATTGCGAAACGGAAAACCGAATACGAATTGAAATGCTGAAATTCCCTCGGCTACGGTAGGTAGATTGCGTTAAGTGCCATGAAGGCATGTAACGAGATGGGTTAAGCCAGAAAATCGATTGTAAGGCCGTACAGAGAGTTTTAGTGCATGTGCGATTTGTGAGAGCAATCGCTATTTTTTAGTTGCAAATAATTACCTAATTGGTAATGATTACCTAAAAGGTGATTTAAGGAGTGAGCAGTGAGCAACGTAATCATCGGGATAGACCCAGGGTGTTCAGGCGCGATTGTCGTGCTGGATGACTGTGGCGTGTATCAGGACTCGATTTGCATGCCAACGGTCAAGGTCGGCACCAAGTCACGCGTTAACGGAGCTGCCATAGCATCGTTTCTGCGCTCGTTTGACCTGGCTGAGTCAAAGGCCTTTTTAGAGCAAGTCGGTGCCATGCCTGGCCAGGGGGTTAGCAGCATGTTCACGTTTGGACACGCCGCTGGTGTGGTCGAAGGGATCCTGCAGGGGCTGTTTATTCCATACAGCTTGGTAACCCCTCAAGCCTGGAAGAAAACCGCCGGCCTGATCGGTAGCGACAAAGACGCAGCGCGTAGCCGGGCAATCCAGCTTTACCCGTCACTGCGAATCCTCGACCAGAAAGCCAAAGGACAGGCCGTAGCCGACGCGCTGCTCATCGCCCGCCACGGAATCGGAGCGTAACCATGGACAACATCGACGACGCAAACGAGCGCGCAGCCACATACCTGCAGGCGCAGATCGATGCGGTAACCAAAAAGTCATCACTGCCGGCGGCGCACGAATGCGACGAATGCGGCGAAGAAATCCCAGAAGCACGGCGCAGAACCGTGCCAGGTGTCCGGCCCTGCATCGACTGCAAAGAGCTGGAAGAACTGAACCAACGTACACACAGGTAAGGATTTGATAATGAAAAATTTCGTTGAAAATCAAGGTATAAAAACTGATAAGCCGCTGGCTATGAGTTATGAGGCTCTGAAGGCTGAGCGAGATGTGACTGAAGAGTTGCCGCCGGGCGAGTTCGCTACATGGCCTATTGGCAGCGCTAGGGAGGTGGAGCGTGGGTAAGGCCTACTACAACGAAATCGACCCATACGCTGCGCAGTGGTTGCGCAACCTGATAGCTGCCGGCCATATCGCGCCCGGTGATGTTGATGAACGCTCGATCGAGGATGTGAAACCTGATGACTTACGAAACTACACCCAATGCCATTTCTTCGCCGGGATCGGAGTCTGGTCGTATGCCCTCCGCAACGCAGGATGGCCTGACGATAAACCTGTCTGGACGGGTTCTTGCCCGTGCCAGCCTTTCAGCGCGGCAGGCAAAGGCAGCGGGTTTGATGACGAGCGGCACCTATGGCCACATTTCCATTGGCTCATTAGCGAGCGACGACCTCAGCACGTCTTTGGCGAGCAGGTTGCAAGCGGCAACGCAAATGCTTGGTTCGACCTTGTACAAGCTGACCTGGAAGCAATGGACTACGCCTTCGGGCTTGTCCCGTTCCCGTCTGCGGGCGTCGGCGCTCCGCACATCCGTGACCGCGCCTACTGGGTGGCCCACGCCAACAACACGGGATTGGAAGGACGGTCAGGAATGCCTGAACGTTCCGCTCAATTCACTGCTGGGGCGCGTAGTTTGGCTAACCGGCTGGCCGACACCGACAGCAGGAAGCAACGACAGAATGCCGAACGAATCAAACGCGCTAGCGATGTATCGGCAAGACGGCTCGAAAGTTCAGCAGAGGTTGCAGGATTTTGCGGCGATATGCCAGCCAGCCCGGTTAACGGCTTCTGGCGAGATGCTGACTGGCTGTTCTGCCGGGATGAAAAGTGGCGGCCAGTTAGACCCGGCTCATTCCCGT